CCCGCGCCGTTGTGCGCGTCGGAGGATGTCCAGACAGGCTTTCTGGCTCAAGTAGTACCGCGGCGGGACTGCGCCAGTCGGCTCCAAGATGGCCGACAAGGAACAGACGCTCGCGCCGCTGCGCCACCCCGAAGTACTGCGCGTCCAGACTTGCCCACGCGCTTGAATACCCGAGTTCATCCACTGCTCGCAGGAAAAACCCGAAGTCTCGTCCCTCGGCGCTTGACAGGAGACCGGGAACATTCTCGAAGACGAACCATGCGGGCTCAAGGCGTGCAACAATTCCCAGGGCGACGAGGGCCAGGTTGCCGCGCGGGTCATCCAGTCCGAGACGGCGTCCGGCGACGGAGAAGGACTGGCAGGGTGATCCGAAAACAAGGACGTCTGGACAACCGAAGGGCATGGCTCTCGAGATGAAGTCATCAGCGGTCACATCTCCCAGGTTCACCGACGACGGATGGCGCGCCGCCATCACCGCCGATGGGAACTTCTCGATCTCGGCGTGCCATCGCCAATCCCAGTGAGGCATCGCCACTTCCGGCGCACCAATACCTGAGAACAACGTCGCGCCGATCATCCGAACACCTGCACGGCGGCCCAGATCGCGCCGATCCAGATCGCCACATCCACGAGGGCGAGGGCGGTCAACGTGCCAAACACGAGGAACTGATCGCGCTGGGGTTGCGTCATCGGCGGGGCTCCAATACGCCAATTGCCTTCTCGCGGGCCACGAGACGGCCGTTGTCATAGAACGCGCAGATCCCATCGCAGCCCTGCGGTGTGAGGTAGCGGATCTCGAGGTCGCCTGAGTGCAGGCTGTGCGCGCCTTGATGGACCACGTAGCAGGCAGTGAATAGATTCGACGTGTCGTCTGAACCGCCCAGGGACAGCGGGACGACGTGATCGGATTCGAGCCGGAGCTTCAGCGTGTGGCAGGTGCAGAAGGGCCACCGGCAGCGGTAGCCGTCTCGGCGCTTGGCCTTGGCCTTGTTCGCCTTGCGCGTGGACTCGATCGACTTGCGAGCCAATTTGCGCGCGATGTCGTGTGAGCCCTTCGCCGGCTTCGGCCACGTGACGTGAGCGTAGGCGTGCTTCATCGTCCATCCTCGGTCGAGGGCGGGGCGGGGAGCGGCTGCCAGTGGGTTGGCAGCTCTGCGACACCTTCGCGGTAGATGCGTTGGCCCGTCACTGGTGGATGCGTGGTCCAGAAGCGACCATCCCCGCACGTGTGACCGATCGCGACCCAATGGCGCGTGGCCAACCACACAGGCGAGTCATCCGTTGGCACAGCCGCAATCGGCTGCCACCAGCTCGCCTGGGCGGGCGAGGACGGGGCGAGATCGGCCGGTGAACATTCCGCAAGGCACCGCTCGTGATTCTCGCAGTGCATCGCCGTGCAGCACTTGTCGCACAGTTCCCAGGGCGTCTCGTCGATTCTCAGCGCGTGACGACCAGTCGGCCGTGAACGTCGCGCCTCGGTCGACGTCGTCTCGGGCGTCGGCTCCTTCAGCGGATCGGGCGGCGACGACGGCACATCAGCGTCAGTGATGCCGAGCGCCATCTTGTTCCAGCGGTCGTTGGCGTCCGACAGGTTCAGCGGCGTGTCGTCCTCTGTCCGCTCCGGTCGTGCGTCGGGCTCCGTCCGCACCCGTGCGAGGGCGGCTTCGGCCTCTTCTGCTCGCCGAAAGGCCCGCAGATAGAGCGTCATCAGCGCATCGATATCGTTGCGGTTTCGCTCGATACATTCAGGCACCGTTTCGCCGTCCTTCAGATACTCAAAACACGCGGCGAACTCCGACTTGATCTGTTCGGTATTTGCGAGTTCTCGCTTGAGCCTCTCCGTCTCCTTGGTGAGGGCGGCGAGCGCATCAGCAGACTCAACAAGTGTCACCTGTAACGCTCTGCGCGCCTGAGCGTCTGGGTTCTCAGCCATCCGGCGTAGACGAGCACCAAGCGGCACACACGGGCCACTCGGCGGAAACGCGGTGTGCGAGATGTCGCCGCAATAGGCGCAACGCGCCGCACTGTCGTAACGCACCCATGAATGGTTCGGCGTCAGCGCCTCTCGCACCTGCTGGTGGAGCGTCATGCGGCCTTCTCGCTCTCTGCCTGGACAGCATCCGGCATATCTGCTGGGAGCATCTGAAAGGCCCAGAGTCCAGCCTTTGTGTACCCGACATGCTTGAACCCGGCCTCGAAGTAGCAGTGGCCCCACGTTGGCCGACCGTGAATCTTGCGCGGTGTGACGTGCTTCGGATCGATAAATGTCACCATGCCGAGCTCTGGCACGTCCGGCCACTTGGCCCGCGTGTGCGCGACGGCTTGGCGAATAAGCTCGCTGGCCACGGCTGGCGATTCGTTGCGGAACATCGAGTTCACCCACGCACCGGCCCAGGCGTGTTTCACGTATTCCGCGAACGGCCATGACGTGACCCACACCGCGCCGTCACGCTTCAACACGAAGCACCGGCCTGGTGGGACGAACTGCGGCGACCCGTGTTTGCGCCGGTTGTAGTGTCGGTCAGCCAACGGCAGGCAGTCGGCGTCAAACCGATGCGAGAGCACCCACGCTTCTCGCACCTGCTGGTGGAGCGTCTCGGTGGGGGTCATGGGGCACCGTCCGTGCCCGTGGGCTCGTGGAGGGTGCAGCCGTTGTCGCGCTTCCAATAGAGGCCCACGATGGGCCGTCTCCAGTGTGCTTTGCACTCGGCGTAATCCGTGTCGTGTCGGCACGTCGCGCACGTCTTCGGCGTCTCCTCGGGCTCGGCCGGGGGCGCGGCTAGGACGGCGGCGAGTTCGTCCAGCTCGTCAGCCCAATCGTCAACGTAACTGGCGGACACCGAATCGACGAACCCCAAGTCATGACTCTTGTAACGGCTGTGCGTCGAGCGCATCTGTCTAACGATGTCGCGGAGCTGCTCCAGCGCCGTGCGGAGGGCGGTCATCGGGCACCGGCCTTCTCATAGCGTTCTTCCCAGCAATCGCCGCACACACGCACCCGAGTTCCGCGCTTTGCCCGTCGCGTCACGACGGAGCACTTGCTACAGACCGGATCGCCGCAGTGCTGACACGTGCCACGCGCAAAGCCCTCGCCTTCGGCGCAGCCAACGCCAGATACACCAACCCCAGCCGGGGCAAGGCACTCGCCTTTCCAGCCCGACATATCGCAACTGCGGCGCTCAACAGTCGCCTTCACGGCTGCTCCTCCTGCGCCGTCGCGCCAGCGGACGGGACACGGGCGGCGAGCATGGCGTCGGCAAACTTGTAACGCCACTCCGCGCGAAGCGCCAATCTTGAACGGCGCACTGGTTTATACGGCTCGTTATGTGGGTTCTTGAGGCGATCTAAGTCCTCTTGCGCCTTTAGCCACGCCTCATCAGCTTCCGGGGCTTGCCCCGCGAACCAGTCACGCACACTGAGATTGCCGACTACCTTGCGCTCGATCTTCATCGGCGGTGCGTTCGGGTCAGCCGTGTTCACGTACACGACTTCTTCGATGCCACCGAACGCCGGTCCGCCGTCTCTCGTCTCGCTCATCGCGGGCCTCCCGTGGTAGGTGCCGCCTGTAGCAACCGAATCAGCAGATCTGCTTGTCGTCGCCGTTCCGCGAGGCGCGCACCGCGCCGAGCGTCGGCGTCGGCGTCGGCGTCGGCGGCGGCGGCGGCGGCGGCGGCGTCGGCGGCGGCGTCGGCGGCATAGGCGGCATAGGCGGCGTCGGCGGCGTCGGCGGCGGCGGCGTAGGCGGCGTCGTAGGCGGCGTCGGCGGCGTAGGCGGCGTCGGCGGCGGATCGGGCATGTTGCCATTCCGCGATTGGTGGCTTCTGGCCCGTCGCGATCCACTGGTCGAACAGCGCGACCACCGCGGCAATCGAGGGTTGCACTAATGGACGCCGAGCCGCGCCGATCTGGACGCCACCGGAAGGATCAGCCAGCAGATCCCGCAGAAAGCGCGGCCACACCATCGACAGGTCCGCGCCCGGCTGGATCGCCTCCGCAAACCGGCGCGGCCAGGTCGTCTGCGACGGGTCGCCAGCGAGCCCCTCAAAGATTGAATCCTCGATGCGCGCGATGATCTGCGGCACGCCAAGATACCGCTCATAGAGCGCATGGTCGCTGTGTGCAATGGTGCTGAGCCCTTCGATCTGCCGGATCGATTCGAGCGTGCAGCCCACGGCACATCCGCCGCTGAACTGATCGTCTTCCCCGAATGTGGCGTACTGCCCACCTCGGATCTGGTCGAGCCGCTCGTGTTCGCCGATGATGGTTAGCACCGCGTCTTTGAGTTCGGATTTCCCGTGGTAGGCGATCAACATTCATCCCCCCGTGAGTCGTCGTTCCATCTCGTCCCGTGGATCGGCGTAACTCGATCCGGCGTCCTCGCCCGCTTCGCGCTCAACAATCTCCGCGCGTGCTTCCAACTCTTCTGGCGTGCAGTCGCACGATGACGGCGGTTCGTCGCGGTCACCATCACTCCAATACCCGCGACACATCCGGCAGCGGGGCATTAGGCAGCCTCCCAGTCCACTTCGTTCGGCGACGGCACAACCACACCGAACTCCGTCATCGCCCACGTTTGCAGCCATTCGGTAAAGTGCGCGCCTTCCTCTTTCGTCAGCTTCGACGTGTGGAGTTTGTTCGGCAACCGCCCGCCCAACACGTCATGCCAACCCCAACACTCACCGAGACAGAGCAGCTTGATTTCCTCCACCGTGTAGCCCAGGTGTTCGGACAGCAACTTGAACGGGACCGCGTGCCAAAATCGGTTCTGGGCGTCGCTGCGCTGGATCTGCCGCTCGCGCACGATGATCTCGACGGGCTGGTCATTCAGCGTCTCCAAGTGCCGCAGAAAGCCGGGCCGGTCCAGCACGATCAACTTGACCTTGCCGTTGTAGTCACTCACCCGGCCTGCGAAGGCGCGCGTCAGCATCGCTAGTCGTTGCCGGATACGAGCTTGAGCGTGCGCTCGCCTGTGGTCTCGTTCACCTTTGTGCCGTACTTGAGTTGGAGTTCCACGGCCCTGAGCATTTGCCGGCCGACATTACAAGCCGTGTTTGCTCGCCCCGTTGACACTGCGCCAGACAACACATCGGACATCAACACCGACATGACGTTGGCGAAGTCCTGGGCGGTGCGAATCCCGCGATTACTCAACTCGACTGAACGCGGAGTAGCTTCTTCGTGGCGATCAGCGTTTCCTTGCCCTTGCGTAGCCATCGTTCCTCCTCAGTGAGCCGTTGATAGTTAGACGATCGGTAGTGGCGACTCAGGGCCAGCCGATGCTCGTGTCGGTGTTTCTTACAGAGCGTTCCGTAGAGAGCGCCGTTCCCGGCATGTCGAATACGGTGGACAGGTTCACCACATCCAGCCTGCGCGCATGAGAGATGCCGGCTTGTGCCTACCTTGCGCCTAGGGATCTCCAGCCGACGCATCCACCGCTTAATCACCGCGTGGTCGCAACCATAGAGGCCACCAATCTCAATGGTTGTTTTCCATTCCTTCCAATAGAGCCGCCACAAAAGCGCCTCAATCTCATCGACCGACCCAGGTAGACGATGCCGCCGAGCCTGATGGAACAATGACGCGCACGACCGCGAGCAAAACGTGCGCGAATAGCCATGTGGCACGCGGAAGACAAATCGCCCGCGACACTGTGGACACGTGATCGCCATGTCACTACCAGGATTCGCTCGCGGATAGACACCGGTCGGCATAGCATCAGAACCCGAGCGGATCGTCGTCTTCGTGCCGCTCGGCGTGCACCGCCTCGACGCGCGGCTTCGCCTTCAACACGCGCCATGTCGGAGCCTTGGGTGACTGGCTCTTGACCGGGAACATGACCACTGCGCCGATGCCCTCAATCGTGCCGCTGAGGTACTCGCCTTTGGCGCTCTGCTTGGCCCACATCGCCCCGATCTCGTTCGGATCTTTCTCGAATGCCATTACACGGTCTCCAGTGCGGCCACGAGCTGCGCCGCGGGGTTGGCCATCGTCCTGATGGCCTCGACTTCTCGGTCTACTTCAGCGAGGAACGCTCGCGCCTGTTCGTTGTATCTGGCGAGGTCAATCGACTCCCGCGTGAGACGCACAATCCGCAGCCGCAACGGTTCAGGGAAGTCCGGCTGATAACTGAGCCAGTCACACCACGCAGCCCCGGTAATCCAAAGCGCGTGGGTGACTTGCCGCAGGTAGCTTGTCGGGATCGTGTCTGAGCGGAGGTACTCCAAATGCACAGCCGGAGTCGGGCACTTGATCTCCACGATGCCCTCGTAATCGCCGATGTGCCCATCGAGAGACGTGCCAGCCATCAGGTCAGCGTGCGCGAGAAACCCGGACGACTGGACAAGCGATCCGGTCAGCGCCTCATACGCAGAGAGGGCGTCAGGCTCGCGCGTCGTCCCGTCCTGCATCGCTTTCGACACATACCCGTCATCTTCGAGCGGACGGCCCGCGATGCGCTCCAGCGCAAGCCTCACACGGAGATTCCGCCGACCCACCGATTCCTCGTCCTTCTTCCGGCCTTGCGACAGCATGGCGTCCGCGCCCGTGCTCGTCAGTCGGCCAGCCCGCGCTTGGAGCCAGGCGGGCGTACGCTGTTCGCAGTCAACCGGCGTGAACGGCCTCACGATTTCACCTTGGCGGCTTTAGCCTTGAGTGTCGGAACCGCGTTGGGGGCCGTGTCCTTCAAATGGTCGCGATAAACCTGCTTACTGGCCCGCCACGTCTCCTCCAAGGCTGCTAAACCGTTGTCTGCAGTCGCCTCAAGGTTCAACAGCCAGTCGGTGAACCCATCCGGCTCAGGCTTCGGAGGCTTGCCAGCCGCGCGCCCGTTGTCGTCTTGCCCGCGTGTCACGATGTTGAGTAGGTCGTTCGTCGTGTAGCGTCGGCCGTAAGAGATGGCCGATCCGAGTCCCTGGATGTCGTTCTTGTTGCCCGACTCATCGGCGGACGACAAGAACTCTGAGGTCCGTTCAGCTCCTTGCTTGTGCGTCAGGATGCCGACGACGCGAACCGTCTCTTTGTCGGGCCACTCTGTCTTGTGGCTCAGCGCGAAGCCGAACCGCGTGATGATCGGACGAACAATCTCCACGATGTCCTCAAGCGGGGCGTACTTGCCGGTGTTCGTCCGCCCGCGCTCGACGATCACGGGCAGCTCGCGCTGCATCTCGGCATAGGCTTCGTTGAAGGCTGCCCGCGCGTTGTGTTGCAGGATGCGTTCCTGCAAGTCGATGATCTTCTCTAGCTTGGCGACATCCACATCAGGATTTGCCGCGAGACGCTCGATCACGACGGCCAGCCCAGTGACATCTCCTGGCGGCTCAGGCGCAAGCGGCAACGACGCAGGCTTCGCGATAGCAGTCGTCATCGCGTCCCCTTCACGAGCGCCGCGAGCGCCCCGTACTGCTGCTCCAACGCCTGCGGATACTCGGCCACCGCCAAGCCCGCCGCCATCGCGCAGAAGTCCATCGTGGCCGGGTTCAGATCGTGCGCCGCCATCTGGTGCTCGACAAACGCTCGTGTCACCGACCGTGCGCGGCCCAAGGCCAAGGCGTCCAGCGTCACAACCGCGGCCTTTGCGCGGGCGCGGAAGTACTCGCGCTCTGCCCACACCAAGCCGTCGAAGAACTCGACGCCATACCGCCCCGGGTGCAGCGCCTTGTCGGCGGCGAACAACGCCTGAGCGATGTCCTCGGTGGCGTTCTCGAGGTTCAGCTTGTGCCTCGCGGGTGGCAGGTAGACGGACGCCAGACTCGTGGCAAAGTCCTGCAGCGGGCTCGGTAGCACCGGCCGATGAAGGTCTCGGCTCCTCCGCCAGCGGTCGGAGGGAGGCGGAGGCATCGGCCGGCGGGACATCTCCGGGGAGGGCGTGTCTGGGCTCACTGGGCATCTCTCGTGTTACACTCATGACTCGTTCGCTCCTGTTCTGAGGGCCGCTTGCCAGAGCGGCCTTTTTCTCGTTACGACAACCCGCCGAACACCACGGCGTCATAGGCCGCGCTCAGGCCGATCCACACGCAGAAGGCCACCGCGGCAAACCACAACACGCCGAGCAGGCAGTAGAAGCCGACTCTCATCGCACAACCTCCAGCGTCGCCGCGACGTCCTCTGGTAAGTACAGATACGTCCGCCCGCGCCGCTTGCACGGGCACCGCTTGGCTTCGAGGTACTTCCACGTCCGCGCCCGATCCGGTTCGCCAGTCTTCTTCACGAATCCCAGGATGTAAGCCGCGCCCGCCGTATCGACGTGGAGCGGCTTCACTCGTTCACCGCCACCCGTTGAATCGTTACGACGGTTTGCACGTTCACGCCTGCGTCCATCGACTCGGCGAGCGCCATAATCAGTCCAGCCCGCAACGCGCCGATCTGCCACAAGGCGGCAAACCGCGCTGGCTCCACGCCGCTCACCCACCGCGACACGGCCGACTGGTCCTGATGCCCCAAGCGAAAGGCGACGTCCTTCTGGTTCAGGTGCGCCAATGCGATCGCGCGGCCCAGAATCGCGCCCAATTCCCTCTGCGCGTCGATGTCCGCAAGTTTCTTGCGCCCGTCTTCGCCGCGCATCGCAGCAGCCTTGCGTGGTAATGCGTCGAGTCGATCGCGCAGGCTAGAGCCCATGACCAGACAACCCCCGCCCTTCCGGCGTTTGGATCTGAGCCTCACCGAACTGGAACAAGCCACCTATCGCTGCGAGGTCGCCCGCCGGTACTTGCGGATGCAAGCCCGGCGGCTCGAGAAGGTATTGCTGGGGAGACAGCAATGAGGTCATGGCCTATGACGCCTCAGCGAACAAGTCGTCCACGGGTGCCTTCAGCGCCTTCGCGAGCGCCTTCTGCTCGTCGGGCCGCGGCGCAATCCAGCCGCGCACGATCCGGCTGAGGCGGGTGTGGTGGATGCCGGCCTTGGCGGCGATGTCCTGCTGGCGCTTCCCGCTCCGGAAGATCGCGTCGCGCAGGCCCGGTCTTGGGGTCGGTTTGGTTGCCACGAGGCAAAGATATTTGCCCACAGGCACAATGTCAAGCTCTATTTCAAACTTTTTTGCCTACCCCCGGAGGAGCCGTGAATCCAGGTATACGCTCGGCCGGTATGCAGACCGAAGACGCCTTGCGCCAGTTCGCGCTCCGGCTGGTGAGTTTAGGGGTGCAGAAGAAGACGATGGCCGCCCACATGGGCGCGGAGCCGTGGTGGATCTCCAGGTGGCTGCGACAGATCCACGGCGCCGAGATGACCGTGATCCAAATGGATGCCTTTTACCGCTACATTCAGGAGTTGGCGAAGGTGATCCGCGGCGTCGAACACCTGAAAACCAAAGCCGCCAGACTCGATGAGACAGGAGAGGACTCCTTGGACACCCCACACCTTAGTGACCTTGCCAGTCACACCCCCCGTGATAAAAAGCCCGGAACCACGGGAGGTGCTCCCCATGCTCCGACTCGTTCACTCGCAGGTACGTCTCGCCCGAACAAGAACGCCGTCGCCGCTGAACTCCGCGAGCGCATCGAACACAAGAAGGCTGCTCGACCTGAACGCACTCGATCCGGCGGTGGCAGAGGCCATCGAGGAGGTGGTGCGTGAATACGGTGGGTCAGCCGCGTTGTGTGCCGGACCTCCCGAGGCACGACGGCGCCGCAGCGCCCGTCACTAAGCGTTCCACGCCCGGCCAGCCTCCCCCTGTCCCATTACTTCGGGCCGCGCGCCGGGCCATCCTGCCCCAAGTAATCCTCGCGCTCGCGTGGGTGCTCGTCTCAGCCTGTTCACCGGCTCCCGCGCCACCGGATCAGCCGCCGCATGAACAGGGAGTCGCCGAGCCGAGCGAAGGGACCGGAGCGTTTGGCCGTCACGCCTATACCTATCTCAGCCGCCCCGAAGGCACGCTCTTCATGTTCGAGCCGGCGATCCCGAGTGGCTCAGCCGACCTACTGCTCGATGCGATGCGCCACGTCCTCGTTACCGACATGGGCGTAGCTGGGCGCATGGAGCACCGTCAGGCTGGGCAGGCGATGCGCTTCATTGCCGGCAGCGGGTTCTATGACGTTACACCGATCCGCGAGACCGACCGCGGCCCAATCACCGCGCTCATGGTCGAACGCCGCTAGAATCATCACTGATGCGCGGCGCCGTGACTAAGCCCAAGGGCATCCGCCGGACGCCTACGGGCTGGCAAGTCTTCGTCAAGCGCAAAGGACAGTACCGAAGTCAACGCTTCCCGCCGAAAACGGATCTGACCACCCTGAAGGAAGCGCGCGAGAAACTCATCGGGGCCATCCTCCACAAGCTCGACCGGCCCACGCCAGAGTGCACCTTCGCTGACGACGCGACGGAGTATCTCGAACTCGTGAAGGCCATGCCGTCCTATCAGGACCGGGCCTACCACATCGGCCGCTGGGTAGAAGTGTTCGCGACGCGGGACCGAGCGACTATCACCGCCAAAGAGATCCGCGCCGCGCTCGAGTCGTGGCGCAAGGCCGGCAGTGTCGCTGGTGGCCCGCTCAAGCCAGGCTCGCTCAACCGACGCCGCACCGCCCTCATGGATCTGTTCACCACGCTCGACGGCAAGTCCGCGCCGAACATCGTCAAGGACGTGCCAGCGTTTGACGAGCGCGGCAGCGACCAGATCCGCGCCCAGCCGATGCTGGTCTGCGCGCAACTCATTCGCCACTTGCGGCCGTGGGGCCGGATGCGCGCGATTCTCCACGTTCTCATGTGGACGGGCTGGACGTCCGCCCTGCTCATGGCCGTGCGCGCGGAGGATATCGACTGGGCGCGCGGGCGCGTCCGCCTCTCGCGGCGGCAGAAGGGCCAGGGCATGCCGGCCGAATGGGTGCCAGTCGTGCCGCGTGCCCTATTGGCCTTGCGCCGCCTGGAGCAGCACGGCTTCGGGTCGTTCTCTAACAGCTCACTCCACAAGGCGCTGAGCCGCGCCGTCGAGACGGAGAACCGCCGCAGGCTCGCACGCAGCCTGCCACTGCTACCGCGCGTCCATCCGTACACGCTGCGCCATGCGTTCGGGACCTGGGCCGCGGGCATCGTGAAGGACGACAAGGCGCTCCGCGAGCTGATGCGGACCAACAGCATCGACCGCTACACCCGCGGAGCCTTGGCAGCCAGGATGGAGCAGGCGCGGGACCAGCTCACTGGCAACCGCGGCAACCAGCCACGGCCACCTTCGCCCATTCCTGACCATTCGCGCGAGACGGGCCGGTGAGCGGTTATCGTGAAAACAGGCCGTATTTGTTGGCGCGCCCGGGAGGTCTCGAACCTCCGACCCTCGGCTTAGAAGGCCGATTGACTTTCCTATTTACCTGAGAGATACTGCCGTTTTACTGTTGCGGCAACTTTGCTGGCAGCTAGCGAAAGGGCGAACACATGGCGAACATCACGACGCTGAACCTGAACGGCACGGTGTATTTGATGGATCGCGAGACGGCCCGAGCCGTGGTGCGCGCCAGGAACGCCGACGAGGTGAACGCGGTCCTGTTCTACCAGCTCCGCAACGGACACGCGCGGCTGATCGGGAAGCTCTAGCCCAACCAGATAGATAGCGCGGTCCCGACGCCAGCGCCGACGCCGTAGACGAACCGAGCGCCTCGGACCTCGCTGAGCGCGGCTGTCTTACTGTTCCCCCACCAGACCCAGGACAACACCGTCGCGGTAGCGAACGCCTCGGGCAGTTGCGAGTGGGCGATCCAGCGCGTATTGAGTGCGACGAGGCCGACGAGCAACACGCCGCGCAAGAAGACGCGCGCTAGCGCCGTCATTTGCCGTTCATCTCATCGAGCAGGATTACCGCGAGCAGCGAGTAGACGGCATTGTCCACCAGCGAGTCTCGGAGGCTTTCGTGCTTCGGGCTCTTGCCGTTGGCGAGTTGTTCGATCCGGCTCCACTTGTCGGTGAGACGCACGAGCGTGCCCTTCCACGCCGGCACACCGAAGGCTTCGCAGCGCCGGAGGTTTGACAGCGGGTCCGCGTCGTGTGCGTAGTCTGAGTTCTTGGAATCGTGTAGGGATTGGATGTCTTTCATGAGCGCATCGAACTTCGCGTTTCTCACAACTTCGCCGCCTTCCGTTTCATTACACCCACGCTCATGACGAGCTCGTAGATTTTATCAATCTCTGCGTTCGAGAGTGACCGCAAGAGTACCGTGGTCCGCGCCAACACCGTACGCTCAGACCACGCGGGGCGCAGACGATGGAGGCACTCGTGGAGCGCCGAATCGACAACGTCTATCGCTGGGTTAATCCGTATCTTCGACCCTTCGCAGAACCCATGCACGAGCATGCCGTCGTCGTGGATGGGGCCGATCTCGATGCGCCCGGCTCCGATGGCAGCGACAACCTCGAGCAGCACGGGGTCGCGCGGCTTGCGGCGCCGTCTCATGCGCCGATGCCAACTACGCCGCCCAGGTAGCGCGGCGCCTTCACGACGGCCTGCGTCTTCGACCAGCGGTCGTTGTAATACGAGCGATCGTAAAAAATCATCTGGTCCGCGATGCACCGGAAGATCGCGCCGGTCTCCGGGTCTTGCTCCAAGCTGATGACCATGCCGCCGACGTGCGCCTCGAGCCCCTTCTTCCGCATGAACACCGACTGATCCATCGTGCAACCCGCCTGGATCGTCCAGACGTTGCGGATGATGTTGCAGTTCAGCTTGTGGTAGTGGCCGATGATGAGCACCGCGGGTTTCTCGCCGCCGCTGAAGCTCTCGACGATCTTTTGGGCGCGGTAGGAGTAGGCGTAGGAACTGCCGCCGCCTGGGTGCATGACGACGAGCGTGGCGACCTTGCCCGTGTTGGCGTTGACGAGGTCTACGCGGGCCTCGATGAACCCGAGATCGATCCAGTCCTCACGACCGGCCTGCCGCATATGCCCTTCCGCAAAGCGGCCGACGTCAATCGCTTCGCGCCGGCTGAACCATCCCTCATGATCTTCGCCCCATACGGCGTAGGTGGTGATGCCGTCACGCTTGGGGAATCGCTCAGCGAGGTACTTAACCTGCGGCTCGAGGCCGTGGACGTCGAGATCGAATCGGTTCTTCTCGTCCTCGCCGTCGATCCAGTTACCGGCGTTGAACACCCGATCCACCTTCGCTTGTTCAAATCGGTCGTAGAGGTCGTTGAGCACATCTTCGCGGGCATAGCGGGAGCACAGGTGCGCGTCACTGGCCGATCCGAACCGATAGGTGTTGTCGGCCTGGCTGGTGTATGTGAACGACCGCTCCACCATCGGCACGACTCTCTCGAGCGACCAGCGGTCGCCGAGCTGGTGGATGTTCAGGCCGCGGGCCTTGATGCTCAGGAGCGTATCGAGTGCCTGCCCCTGTGACACGCCAGCCTTGCCGGCGAGCTGCTCAAGCGTCTGCGCGCCTTGCTTGAGATGGTCGGTTAGGCCGCGCTCGAGTTCTGTCAGCCCAGACACGGACACGGTCACAGGACGCGCCGCAATCTGCGGACGGTCCTTGTGATAACACGGCCCACACCGTTCAGCGCGCGGGTCCGAGACGGGATGCCCGCAGACCTTCGCCGGGTATGTCTTCGCCGGCTTGCGCCCGCGGTTGCGGTAGCACGGCCCGCACTGGCCTTTGGTGCTGCCAGCTGTTGGGACGTTCGGGCAGCCAGGCGTCTTGCACCGTCGTGTGGTGCCCATGCGCTAGCGTGACGCCGTCCGCACGACGGGCTGCTTGCCGTAGGCCAGATCGGCCTCGAGGCCCGCGTCCATGCGCTTCCACGAGTAGTGGCGCGTGCCAGGAGCGAGCAGCTCCGTCTCGGTGTCCGTCAGGAGGTCCCCAACCCAGGTATTCCCGACGCGCGTGGCGCTCTTTTCGGCCAGGGCCGTGGTGTTGTTGGGTGAGGTTCGCAGGAACCACTTGACCGACGTCCAGCCGGTCCAGTCTGTAATCGCTGCGCCGTCGCCGTCCACTAGCCCAGTCAGGCGTGGCGTGTGGTCATTCCCGATAATGATCGGGGCGTCGTCCAGATCTGTTTCAATCGCCATTTAGGTTTCACTCCACTCGCCAGAGACGTCGAGATAGGGGTCGAAGCTGCCGGCCACATCAATCGTGGCGACGTATGACCCGGCAACATCGATCGTCGGCACAAACGAACCAGCGACGTCGATGAGGTTGGGATAAATCGCGACGGCAGCCGTCACCGTTGGCGTGCCGCCAGAGAGCGTGAGCGCAACGGCCGCCGGTCGTACGTCTGTTCGTAGCGCCGCAGCGCCACCAGTGAGCGTGAGTGTGCCAGCACCAGGGGCAACCGACGCCGCCGTTGTGAGCGCTGGCGTGCCGCCTGTGAGGCTCAGGCTGCCGGACGATGGGAACAGCGCCAGGTCGAGCGTGGGCGTCCCACCAGCGAGCACGAGCGTGCCTGACGCCGGCCGCACGTCCGTGCGAAGCGATGCCGTCCCGCCTGTCAACGCCAACGTGCCAGCGTCAGGTGCGAGGCCAGCGAAGAAACTGATCGACGGCGTGCCGCCGGTCAGCGTCAACGTGCCATCGCTCGGCGTCAGCCTGTGTTGCAGAGACGCCGCGCCGCCAGAGAGCGTCAGCGTGCCAACTTCCGGCTCAATGGAGGTCGCCACGGACAGGCTTGGAGTGCCGCCCGTGAGCGCGAGCATGCCCACAGACGGCGCCAGCCTGAACTGGGCGGAGGGCGTGCCCTCAGCGAGCGCCAGTTCCACGGCTGCCGGGTAGAGCGTCGTCTGGTAACTCAGCGCCGGCGTGCCGCCAGTGAGCACAGCGCTCCCAGCGCTCGGATGCAGTGCGTAGACAGGAACCGGCGTGCCGCCAGCGAGCTCTAGACTGCCAGCCGATGGATGGAGCTGAGTCTGGAGTGAGGCGGCGCCACCCTCGAGCGTGAGTGTGCCGGCCACAGGCGCGATCTGTTGCGCGATCGCCCGCGTCGGCGTCAGTCCTGTCAGCGCGAGCGCTCCGGCCTGAGCTTGGATGTTGGACTGAACCGATGCTGTGCCGCCCGTCAGGGCCAACGCGCCCGCGTCAGGATAGATAGACGCCTGGTAGCTGAGAACCGGAGTCCCGCCCGCGAGTGCCAGCGCACCAGCCGATGGGCTCAGCGTGAGCACCGCTACGGGTGTGCCACCTGCCAGCGTCAGCGCACCAGCGGATGGAGCCAGTTGCGTCTGAAGCGACGCCGTACCGCCTGCCAGCGTCAGCGTGCCAGCCGTTTGGACAAGTGTCGTTTGGACCGATACCGTTGGCGTGCCGCCCGTGAGCGCGAGGCTGCCTGATGCGGGCTGGACCGACAACAGGAGAGACGCCGCCAGCCCCACAAGCGCCAGAGCTCCCGCGCCAGGCGCGCGGCTGACGACCGTCGCAAGCGTTGGGGACCCACCAGCCAGCGTGAGCGTGCCGGCTGACGGGCTGAGCGTCGTCCCGGCCGAGGCGTGCGTGACTTCTAGGTATGGATCTTGGCTTGTCCCTGACGCCTCGCTCGAGGAGAACCGAACCGAGTGCTGTTTATTGCTGAGCGTGAACGTCGGTTGCACGTCGATGACGTCGTTGCCCATGCGGGCACCGAGCAGCGTGAAGCCCGTCTTGTTGATGATCGAGAGCCCCGTCGCGTTCAGCGCGAAGGTGTTGTACGCGCTCGTCGTCAGGCTCGTCTGATTTACGCGCGAGCAGACTTCCTGCGGGCTGTCTACCGCGGCACACTGGTCGAAGTCTTCAGCCGTGAGCGAGGTCGTTGACGCCTGCGACGTCGGTCCAACGAGAACGATCCACGGCTCGCCATTGGTGGCCGCGTCTGACGTGTTCAGCGTGACGTAGCCGTGGAAGTCTGCGGCGCTGATCGCGTCTGTGTCTGGAATCCCCGAGGTGTCGATGGGGATGAACATGCGCCGGAGGTTGTCGGGGTCGCTGCCGCCAGCGATGAAGTTCGCGACGGTCGCGCGGAGCGTCGTCCCGGTGTAATCGGCTCCTCCCGTCGTCGCGTCGTGTAGCGTGTTCCATGAAGCGGCGTTGTCCTCCTTCTCCATGAAGCCGTCGCCAGCGCCCGCATAGAAGCTGGTGACGGTGTCCGCGCGCACCGGGTAAGTCGCCTGCTGGAGGAAGGCCGTCGGGAGCACCTTCGCTTGCCACATCGCCCCGTTGCGGGCGGCCCAGATGACCGGGCAGGACGTCCGCCGCTCGTCGTCGGCGTCGCGGATGTAGGCCGCGCGGATGAGCGACCGCCGCCCAGAGGCTTCCTCGAGCGAGAAACCAGCGTCGGCGTCGTCGTCGAACTCGCCCTCACCCGACCACTGGCGGCCGGTGGTGTCTTTTAGGGCTACACCAAGCCCCACGTGCCGGTAGCGCGAGAGCAGCACAAGCCGGTGTTGCGCGGTCGGCGGAGCCTCGAGCGCGTTCCTGCGCGCGATGACCAGTTCCTTCGTGAACCCAGACCGGCGCAGGGTGATCTCGAAGTGCAGGCCGGCCCCGAAGGCGTCGGCAAATCGGATCGTGCTCCCGTCCACCACGCCCTGGACTGGCTGCTGCGATCGGAACAATTCGACATTCGCAAGGTTCCGGCCAGTCGCCCAGACCAGCGAATGCGGCTCGTAGACGATGTCGTGCGCCGCGCCATCGAAACGGTTCTCGTAGCGGATGAGGTTCGCGGCCCCGAAGTCCTTGGCGACGAACAGTCGATACGATGCATGGATCATCCGCCAGTGGTCGCCAGCGTCCTCCCACGTGAAGTCCACATCGGCTAGTTCGCCGGTCGTCTGGTCTCGGTAGTGAATGTGCCCGAGGTGGAACTGACTCTTGCGCGTACGTCCGTCCTCAAGGTCGAAGACCTTGCGCGTGTACGAGCGAAGGTGGACGAGTTCACGCATTGGCGTCACGTTGCCAGTTCATAGCCCTACGCCACCGAGCACGCCCATGTCTGGCGACAACCGCACAGACCCGCGCTCTGTGACCGCTGGCAGCGGCACATCCTGCTCGCCCCTCACCTGCCACAGCGGGCTCCACGGCAGCCAGATAAACGTGCCGGACGTGCCGACCTTTTCTGGGGGGATCTCGATCGCCTCGATCAACGGTTCCATGCGAGCGACGTTGAGGTCTGTCCAGTGGACAGAGATCCGAGTGGCGCGGCCGGGCCGTTCCAGGGGGATCTCCGTACGATCCACCCAGAACACGCCCGGCCGTTCCGCGTGCGGTTCGGCGTAGACGGCCTGCCAGCCCAACAGCTCCCCAGCCTCATCGAGGAGCCTGACGACGAACTTGGACCGCATGACGTCAGGCGAGCGTGAAGATGCCGCCAGACGGCCACGCGATCGTCAGGCGGTTGCCAGACGCGAGCGTGAACTGCGACGTCGAGAGCTGGACCCGTCCGAGCAGATGACGCGCGTTCGCCGATGCGCCTGACGCCCACACCACGAGATGCTTGATGCTGGCAATCGACCCGCCATTCGCAGACCAGGACAGGTCGTCCGCGTCGAACTTCATCTGCGCGGCGGACGCGCCAGCCGTCCATACCTTTGTCGCGAGCGCCTTACCAGACGTCGAGTAGCCGTTGCCATCGGCGATCTCGTTGTCCACCGACCCCTTGGTGCTCAGGGTCGCTGTCGCCGCGTTCGACGCCGACGTGTGGAGGGTCGCGCGAAACGCTCCCGATCGCAGGTCGATCCCGCCCCCGCTCAGTTTGTTCTTCGCCCGGTTGTAGAACGTGAATGCGCCAACAGCCATTTGCCTACTCCTTTGTCAGTGAAATGTCGCCGTCCGCACTCGCGGCGGCCGATTCGAGCACGTACGCCAACAATCCCGTCCCATGCACGGCCAGTTGGAACGAGTCGCCGTGATGCCGCACGATCAAGAGAAAGTCCTCTAGTTGCTGCGCGTGCCACGGCGCGCACCAAAAGTCCCGAGCGAGATCTGGCCGGTCGCTTGGGGCCACCGTGATACGCAGGCGCCGCTCCGCGTCGTTCTCTGGCTGCGCCAGCGCGTGGTGCTCTTCGCCCATCCAGCACGAGTCCACCCCGAACAGGTCGAACCGGAGGTAGCCCAGTGTCCTCAGCAGGAGCAGCGCGCGCATCGCGACGGTCGTCCCGCCAGGTATCCCCGTCCAGTGACCGGCGTAGTACCGATCAAGGGCAGCGACGATCTGGTCTGGCTCGTCCTTCACTCGGACCACGGAATGCCAGAGCCCCACGTGCGGACGACCCACAAGCGCGTCAAAGACGTCGGGGTGACATTGCGAGGCCACGTAGTACCGGCAGTCCGGCACGGCCGGCTGCACGAACCTGGATGTCGTCGGTCTCGCGTCGAGCACAATCTGCGCGGATGGCTTCAAGTTGCGTTCGATGCACCAGTGGTAGGCGCCATTCAACGTGACGAGCTTCGCTCCGGACCACACGAGCTCGCGAAGTTCCTCCGCGGTGTCGTTCAGCGACGGGCCGCTCCCGACGAGCGCGATCCGTTCCGGCTTCGCCGGCTGCGGCCAGACTTGCGGAAACCCGAGGCGCACTGCGCCAGAGACATTCGCCAGCAGTTGGTCGTCAGAGGTGTTGATGCCACCCGCGAGCGAGAGCCCTTCGAGCACGGTGCTCATCGCGCTCTCACGACGTAGACCCCGGCGTGTCCAAGGTCCCGGCATTCAACCAGCCGACCGAGATCCGCCAGTCGATCGCGCCACCAGACGAAGTCGCGCACGGTCTGGTGGAGTTGGTGCCCCACCCACGCACCGAACTGATCCGGCACGAGTGCGATCGACAAGAACACGCCGCGCGTGGCCACGCCCAAGAGACGGCTGATCACGAGCATCGTGTATTCCGTTGGGATGTGCTCGAGCACGTCGCAGCAGTAGGCGTAGTCGAACCGGCCAACCTGTTCAGGCGTCAGGTGCCAGAGACAGGCTTCGCGGAACGGCAAGGCCCGCGCGTCCGCAACCACGCCGTCTCTCGTGAAGTCCGAGAGCGTCACGGTGAACCCGGCCGAGCGGAGCGCGATCGCCCCCTTCCCAGATCCACAGCCGGCGTCCAGTACCGTGCTCCCCGGCGCTGCGTCGGTCATGTCCTGAAACAGCGTGACGTGCTGCGCCCCAGGTGAATGCGCGGCGTACGCCGGCAAGCTCCAAGCCGACTCGTACACCAGACGCTGCTCGGTGACAATACTCATCTCGTCACAAGCACAGAGCAGCCTCGCGCGTCGGTCACGGTCAGGCTGTGCGGCGGACCAAACGTGAGCGTGAACGTCTTGACGGGCTGCGAACTCGTGTACCGCAGTTGCCGCGAGCCGGCCGCACTTGACGGCCAGGACACGTTCGTCACGCGCAGCGGCGTCACGAGACACGGATCACTCGGCGGCGGAGGTGGAGGCGGCGGTGGAGGCGGCGGAGGCTCCGGCTCTGGATCTGGGTCCGGCGGCGGAGGTGGTGGTGGTGGAGGCGGAGGAGGCGGAGGCGGAGGCGGCGTCCCACCGGCCGCGTTCACGCGATACACCAAGATCGACGGAGACGTGCCCGCACCGCGCGGATTCGCCACATAGACCTTCTGGCGCATGGCGTCATACGCCACCCCGCCCGGATCAGCCGGCCCGGTCAGGTTCGCCAGCGTCCAGGTCGCGTAGGGCCGCGGCTCCCACGGCTGCTTCGTGCCCGCCTTGACAGCCGCGAAGTCGTTCAGGTTGTAGGCCCAGACGTAGCCCGTGTAGGGCGGCGACTGATTGCCGCCGTTGCCGTATGTCTGTGCGCCGTGGCCCGTGCGCCCGATGAAGAGCGCGGACGAGGTGCCTTCAGGCAGCACCACGCCAGAGATGAACGTCGAAACGTTGAAGATGGGGTTGGCCGGTTGCGGCGCGGCGTAGGTCCCGAGCGTCTGGTGGGACTGGTCATAGAAGACGAGTGCCCGCGCGTTCGTCTGGCCCGGGTTGTCGAGGTCGAGTGTGAACAGCGCCGGCCCGTAGCCAGCCCGCGAGATGATCGTGGGGCAGCAGAGGCCTCCGACGACCCTCCCGCCCAAGGACGACTGCCACGCGGCCGGGACGTGCGCCATGTAACCCGTGTAGCGCGCGGTGCCAGGCGAGCCAACACGAAACGGCCCGACGACTTGCCCGGTGGTCGAGAGGTTCAGCGGTCGCGAGAAGTGCCCGCCAGGGCGGCTGCCGTCCGAGTTGTCGTAATAGACATGGCCCGCGAGAAACAGCTTGCCGTTGTAGACCAGTTGGCCCCAGATGAAGCGGTTGTCGCCGCCGATCTGCGCGAGCTTGCCTTCAGTCGCGTCCTTCGGTTGCTGCAAGAATGTGCTCGTGCCGCCGCAGGGCGCGATGGTGATCTCGGCCGTCAGGTTGTTCCGGCCCGCGAAGAAGAGCGAGTTGTTCGCGGGGTTGTAGGTCAACGCCTTCCCGTCATAGTCGAACGCCCACGCCGGAGCCTGCGGCGCGTTGAAGCTGCACTCGAAGATCAGGTCGGACGACTGGAGCAACTGCCCAGACGCCCGCGCGGGCATCAGGAGCACGAGGAGCGCGATGAGGCTGGGGAGCCAGAGCTTCTTCATTGGTCGGCCTTCTTCTCTTTCTTCTTTGCGTCTTTGATAACCTTGACGGCGGTGTTCAGCGCTTCCGGGTTCCGCACGAGCCAGACGACGCCCTTCCCGATCCACTTACCGACTGCCGCCCAACTCATGACAGGTCTCCCTTGATGTCTTGCGCCTTGTGCCACCGCTGCCACTCGTCGTCGTTGCGCCAGACAATCGCGATCAACGGGCAGATCGAAAAGTCTCGAGGACTGATTTGGTCAGCGTCGTTCTCTGGGAACGGATCGAAGCCGCCGCGCCGGAGATACCGAGTCGCAGCAGTTGAGCAGAACATCGACTTCCGTGGGGCCTTTGACAACTTGCGCGGGTAGAAGAATCCGAACAGGCCGCCGATGTCGTACGGCTGCCCCACGGCTTCGGATTCCCACCAGAGGAGCGCCGGCACGCGGTCAAACGGCACGGTCGGGCGCAACACGAGCGCCAGCCCGTTCAGGTCAGGTTCGTAGATGCCGCAGCCGTCGCCGTTGCGCGAGGCAATCGTGCGGACGTCCATGTCTGGCGTCACATCAGCGACTTCGACGTGTGAGAACCGGCTCCACGTCTTGATCTGGATGACCTTGTTGAAGAAGCCCTGGCGTGAGAACAGCCACACGTCTCCAGACTTCGCATCGAGCAGCGGAGAGGCGATCCGATTGATGAGTGGGCGTTCAGCAGCGTCAGTCATTCCGATGGCCTCAGCGTGACGTTCTGGAACGCGACACGCCCGGTGTAGTTCGGAAAAGGCCGGTTGCTCACGAGCTCGCGCAGCCGCAGGACTTCTGAGTGCAGCTCGAGGATCATGCTCACGAGGTCCGCGTCGTTCTGGTTCAAGAGGTCGAGCTTCGCCAGCACGGGCGCGAGGTCGCACGGCGCAGGAACAGGCGCGGGCGGATCGGGCGTTGGCGGAGGCTCAGGTGTTGGGCCAGGCTCGGGATCGGGATGGCTCGTGAGCGGCGCGACAAACCGATCCACCGGGAACTGTTCCCACTCGTCGGCGTTACCGTTCCACTGTGGCGTAGACGGCCCACCAGCCCCGGCGTCCGAGAGCACGTCGAGCCCCTTCAATGTCGGCGCATAGACTAGGTGATCGACTGAACACAGCGTCCCGTCGCGGCGACGGCCGTTGTTCCCGTTGGGCTTGTGGAGCAAGCCCCAACCCGGAGACTGACTCGCCACCGCTTCAAGGAGCGCGACACATTCATCGTTGGTCAGGCCCGCGCCGTACTTCGCGCGCTCGGCTTCAATCAGGGGCAACAGTGACTCAGGCATAGTCGGTGGCTCCGGCGTCGGCGGTGGCGGTTCTGGTTCAGGAGGCTCAGGCGTAGGCGGCACAGGCACGACCGGCGCGAACTGCGACGAGTGGACAAACGCTCCAGGCTGTTGAAGCGAGACCACGGCTGAGCCGTCCGCCTGTTCGGAGATCAGCGGCGGGACCGGCCGGCGCTCGTTGAACGCCGAGAACAACTCATCGGTCGAGTGCCGATAGACGTAGGCGTTGACATCCGCGTCCCCTGGTGCCACGCCCACCGACCACTCGCCAGACTGCCGATGCGCGAGGAACTGTTGCCCCTTGAACACCGGCCCGAAGCCTGGGATGTTGAAGGCGGCGATCCCGTCGTTCGTGACCCAGGCGAACCCCTGCGACGTGCCGATAATCACGTCCGGCACAGGCTTGACTTCTTCGCCGCACTGCCACGTGCGCCCGCCGACGTGGACGTAGCAGACGAGCCCGCTTTCTGTGACCCACACGGCGCTTGTGCCCTGCACATAGCCAATCGCCGTCACACTCCTGTCATTGCGCTTCACGAGCAACGCCTGGAACGACGCGGGCGTGTCCGGACGGAACGTCTGCACAACGGCCCAAACATCCCCATCGGCCTGATCCGCGGCTTTCAGATACAGCCCGTGGAGCAGCGTGCCGTCGTGCGACAACGTGATCGGTGCGTCACCGCCGAATTGCAGCGTCGTGCCGAAGTCGCACGTGACGCGCACGCCAGAGCGGGTGCAGTCAGCCCAGGCGCTCACAGCTCTTCGTCCTCGAGCGCCTTCGCGGCCTTCTGCTTGCGCGTCGGCCGGTGCAAGTGCATGCCCGTCGTCAACTCGCCCTCGCCGCCGAACTTGCTCCGGCGCATACCGCTCTGCTCAACCGCGACTTGCGCGTAGAAGTGCCCGTTGGCGCTCACCCACCAGCTGTCCAGTGGCCTGCCGTCCTTGTCGCGCGGCGTCGCCATTGCTACTGTCTTCATACAAGTGCCTCAATCTGAGCCGCGAGCCGATTACTCCATCCGGCCGCATACCGCGCGTGCTTCTGTGGCGCGTCCGTAATCAGCCGCCCGTTGAACCGCACACGGGCCGCGACGACCTTCAGCGCCAACAGCCTTCGGTCCGCGTGCGCGATGGCGTCTTCCGTCTTCGGACCGATGACTCCGTCTGGCGTCAGGCTCAAGGACCGCTGCAACGCTTTGATGGCCGGCTTCTCTCCGGCATGGACGGCCCAGTCGATCACGCCAAGCGCGAGCGCATCGGCCGCATCGCACAGCACGATTAGTCGCGTCTTATTGAGCCACTGGCGGTAGTTCGACGCGGCGTCTGCAGCTGAACTCGGCAGCTCTAAGCCGTACTGCGACAACCAGCCGGCCGTCTGCCCGTAGCGAGTGACGCCCTTGCCGTCGCCCACGTCGGCCACTCCACCCTCGTTCTCGAGCACGGCCCGGATAAGGATCGTGGCGTTAATGTCTCGGCTCACGACCGTGTCCACCTGTCCTTGTCGAGCGACCGCTGCAGCGCCTCAATGACCGTGACCAACTTCGTATTCGACGAGGTGTTCTCCTTGACCACTTCGATCAAGACGTTCCGCTCGGCTCGCAACACTTCGGCGTGGGCTTGCATGTCGCGGCGGTAGAAGAAAAACATCACCCCGGCGAGCACACCGCCCACCCCCAACGTCGCGAGGAACTTGGCGAACTCCGTATCGAACATCACTCGTCTCCATCCCTTCCCCCGCAAAAGCAAAAGCCGGCCGCACGCCGCAGAATCACGTCTGCGCGCATACGGGCCGGCTTCGCCTGCGGCTCTTGTCAGCGGTCCCAGTGAGCCGGGGAGTCTCCTCCCTCACTGGTTGTCAGCGCAGTGATCAGCCGCGCTCCAGACCGCCGTTGAGAGATCGTCGTTACCTCATGCGATGTCCTGCCGAATCACACACGCAGGCCCGTCGAACTCGAATGACCCAGAGTCAGGGTCGAACGTATTCAGCACAGCCCCGTCAGAGACGCGAATACGCGACCACGTCACACCGGAACTCGTGCCGGACGCCGCGTCGTTGTAGTAGCCGCACCAGAAGCTCGTGTCGTCCAACCCGGGCGTCAACTGCACCGGAGATGCGCTGCCACCAGTGAGTGCGTAGGTCGCCTGCACGACGCCAGCCGCGTTGTACCGGACCACGTCTCCCGTGCCTCCGGTGGTGCTCTCCCATCCCACTAGCACGTCTCCGCTTCGCAGCACGAGGATCGCGTTAACGGCTGAGATTTGGTAGTTCGCACGCGTCACGAACGTAGACGTGACGAGTGTGCCAAGATTCACCTGGCTCACGGTGCTCACGGCAGAAGAGATGCGCGCGAGGTATGCGACCGACTCATCCGGCTGCATCCCGAGCGCGTACGTGCCGGCCGTCAGTACGCCGATATCCCACTCACTCGCCTTGGTTCCGTCGTTGGCGAACTTGAAGATCAGCGACGTCGTCGGCGAGGCGTTGACGTCTAGCCCATAGAAGTTGTCGGTGTAGTCAGACGCGATGCTTCGCATCAACGTCGTGTCGAACCCGAGGATGGACGAGAAGTCTGATGACAGCGCCAGAGACGACTCGAAGTTCGGCCCAGGGTATCCGCCTCCAGTCACGACGATCTTGCCGTCGTCGAGCGCCAGAATCCCCTGACACCCACCAGACCCGCCAGACGTCCCGATCCAAGGGTTACTCGACGGAGCGGAGAGCGCCGCGCCTGTCGGCGAGTAGAACTTCATGGCCGCGTCGCCAAAGCCAGAGAACGCCAGCGACCCTGCCTGCACGGTCACGGTTTCGCTCCAGTCATCTTCCATGTCTTCCAGCACGTAGTAGACCGTGCACTTGAGCCCATTGCCGGTGCCGCCGCCCGTGAACGCGCCCGCGTTGTTATTGCGGAGCATCAGATACACGCCCGCTTGCGCCAGATCGTCAGAGTCCGGCAAGGACGCGATGTCCTCACCCATGACGTACTGGTCCGTTTGCGGGCTGCCTTGCGGGCTGCTGACGAACCCCTCGATAGCGTCCATCGCTGGCACCGGGATGTCCGCGATGAGATCATGCGAGGCGCCGAACAGGTCCGAGAACTTGCTGACGCTCGCCACCGAATCGTTGTAGTACCCGCTGCTCATCCTGGCGCCGCCGCAGATGAGATCGATGCCTGCGAGGTCGGTATCAATGTTGGTGTACGCCCCGCCAGTCGTCCGCAACCGGAGCGAGCAGGCAATAACCTTGATGCGCTGCGCGTTCCCTGGGGAGCCCAACGCGGCAACCGGAGGCGGAGGGACGACCAGCACGGGGGTATCAGCTGCCGCCTTGATGGCCGCATTGCCAAGCCGCTTAATGGCGACGAGGAGATCGGCCCCAGGCCGCGTCATGCTGAGTTGCGGCCCGGCCGTGCTCGTCGAGCCGCCGCCCATCCTCAGCCAGTCGTTATACACATCGCGGAACGAGCCAGTAAACGTCGTGCCCAACACGGCACGCACGGTCCTCAGCACGTCCTGTGTGTTCGCGTCGTTGGTCGCGTTGACTTCCGTGATCAGGAAGCTGCCGCTGACGTTCCGGTCTGCCGCCGTGATGGTTTGCGTCTGGCCCGGTTCGAGGCCAATCTCGTACGTCTGATACGTCACCTCGGTCTTGTCAGCCTGCCCGCGCGCCAACAGCGCCGCCCCGAGCACTTGCGCCTCCGCCTTCGACGTGACGGTGTCGTAGACATAGACCGCCTCGATCGGGCCGTTCAGGGTGATGTCAGCGTCGTCCGTCACCGTGACGACCTGTGGGAACTGCGCCGTGTACGCCACGGAAATTGAGGCGCTGACCGCCGGTGGGCCAGAGCTGCGCTGGATGGTTGGCGGATCGGCGCTGGGGTCGTAGAGCCACGTTTGGCCGGAACTAAGACCGCCCAGCGATTCGGTGCCGAGATGGTCCACGTAGCCGCGCCCAACCGCTCCGTCTACGGTGGTGATGAGCGGCCCGACAATCGGCGCTGACAAGTCAAAGGTGTCCGTGCTGCCGTCGCCAGTGAATGTGTCCGTGAGATCGAGATTGCCGTTCGGGCCGTACTTAATGATGATGGTGTTGGGCCGCTGGCTCTCTCGGATGCGCGTGACCCTGATGTCGCCGACGTGATGCCCGTCACCGTCCACGACATTGACAGGCGCAGCCACGTCGCCGGCCGTGAACATCCTGAACTGTTTGGCCGGGTCGATCTTGGCGTAGTACCCAGTCGCCGTCGTGAACCGATCGAGGAACTCGCTCAACTTCTCGCCGTCCACCACGAGATCGGCCGTCAGTGTGTCGCCGGTCGCCTGTGAAGGGTCCAGCGTCACGCCGTAGTCGTCCAGGTAGTTGTTCACGAGGACCGTGGCCACGTCTGCCACGGTCATGCCAGCCGTGAACGTCTCCGTGATGTGCCGGCGCTCGAAGTAGACGTTGTACGCGACAGCCGTGACGCGGTTTGCGATGTCATCGATCGGTTGCCCATCGGCGCCGGTTTCTTCGACCAGTTCGATGAGGCCGCCAAACTTATAGGTGCCGTCCTCTTTCCATTTCAGCGTGTCCCCGAGCGCAGGCCGATACGCACCGCCATCAGATAGAACCTCGCAGCTGAACACGTCGCGCCCGTTGATAACCAACTGGCAGTTCATCGTGCCCGTGCGAAGCTCGCGCTCGGTGCCGTTGATCTCGAGAATGTTGACGACACTCATCGGTGATACAACCGCAGGCGCTCAACTCCGCCAGGGATATACGGGACCAGCCACTCTGCTTCCTTGCGGCCGTCTCGTTCGAGAATGATCGTGGCGTTGCCGCCCATGCCGAAGTTCTTGCCCAGCGGCACCACGGCCTCCGTGCCCCGCTCGCCAATCATCGCGAGCGTCGGCCGCGTGACGATGCCGCCTTCGGCCATGTGCGGGACGTCGAGTCCTTCGGGGTCGAAGCCGCTGACGTGGAAGCCGGGGGTGACGGTGCCAAAGTGGGCCATTGCGTCCCGAGCCTTCTGCGCGGCAATCTCAGCGTTCTGAGCCCAAGTCGCCCAGTCGTCTTCTCGCGTCAGGTCGTCTCCGACGTCATCAATGGCGTTGGATATTTTCTTGGTTGCGTTCTGCGTGATGTCTGCGGCTGCGTCCTTCGCGGCCTTCGCCGTTTTCTTCCAAGCGTCAGGTAGGTCGCCTCCGAGCAAGGTTATGATCTGGCCCAGCCCGTCCTTGAGGACGTCGTTCGTGCTCTGGCCCTCTGCGGCGAGAATGCCTTCCGCTTCAGCCTGATCGATGAGCTTCTGAGTCCCCTCGTCTATCGCGAGACCCTTATCGAGATGCGCCTTGCGGATCGACTCCAGCAGCGGCGCCATCTGCGCCAAAGACTCTTGCTCGCTGAAGCCTGCCGCCGTCAGTTGCTCGAACGCTGACACCCCCTGCGCCTGCAAGTCCGCAAAGGTCGAGGCATTCAGCGCCCCGATGTTCGCGAGCGCCGTCATTAGCTCGTTCAGCCCGCCGACTTGATCCAAGAGCGGCGCATTGGCTTCAACCAGTCCGCTCCAGCGGTTCAGCTGGTCGAACGCCGCTCCGCCCGCGAAGCCGAAGTCCTTGGACGCCGTAATCAGATCGGCAATGGCTGGCCCGAGCGCCCGGGTGGCTTCGACCGCCGTCTTGCCGTTCGCGATCTGTGCGTTGAATGAAGCGAGCGTGATGTTGGCGATCCGGTCGAACTCAGTCTGATAGTTGGCGACAATCTGCGCGTTCGCGTCCTTGACCGCATCAGCTCGAGCGCCCTCCTCAGCCGGCAGGTTGCCTGTCTTCGCCTTGAAGGCATTCGATATGGTGCCGCCGAATCCAGCCGTGATCTTCGCCGTCGCGGACGAGGCAATGTCGAGCTGGCCCTTGATCAGGTCCATGACGGAAGCCAACTCAAGCCCTTCGGCTCGCGCACGCTCCAGCATGGCAATGAAGTGCTGGTCCCAGATGCCGCCCTGGGCGACGACATGCTGGCCGAGTTCGCCCATCATCGAATCGAGCGACGCCAGCGCCTTCTCGCCCACTTCGCCGCCGAGTCTGATGTCGTCAAACAACTCGAGCGTCCGGTCTCTAAACGCGCCGAAGTTCGACTTGTTCAACCCGCCCGCTTCTTTCAGAATGTCAGGCAGCAACAGATCCAGCGCGAGGTTCCGGTCGATTTTGAGTCGCTTGACCAGCGCTTCAGCGTCCTGTGAGACCTGGCTGTCTTCGGTCACATTCGCGCCGAAGTTGCGCCGGATGTCTGCCGCGGCCTTTTCCGATTCCGATCGCGTGAAGGCGTCGTGGAGCGCCTTCCCGAGTTGGATCGCCAGCTGAATACCCTGGCCGATGGCTCCAGCCACGCCAGCGAGACCATTGAGCATGCCAGTGAACGTCTTGGCTGAGCTCACCTGCTTCCATGAGTCGGCGAACAGCGACGTGGATGACAGCGCAGACCCGATCCCGCGCGACACGTCTGACATCGTGCCGCCAGACACGGTCGCCAGCCGCTCAAACGCTTTTGCCGTCGTGGATGTCGCCGCGCTCAGCTGCTCCATCTTGGTGAGTGGAGCCGAGAACACGTCGGCAGGCTTGAGTGCGCCGCCGAAGAACACCTTCATGACTTGCGAGTTCTTGGAGATGAACTTGTCGAGGTCTGGCAGGAGCGACAACGTGGCCGAGCGCACCCCGTTCAGCGCCATGCGCTGGCCTTGCAGGGCCGTCGTGGTGACTTTGGTGGAGAACTCGAGCTTCGTACCTCTGGCGTAGATATGTTCAAAGAGCGCCGGCAGCGGCGCCCCGGCGCGTTCGAGCGCGAGAACTTCCTTGGCGAGCTTGTCGAACTCGGTCGCCGTCACGTCACCAGTGGTCGCCGCCAAGAGATAGGCGTCGGCGAGTTGCTTCATCTTCGCGGCCAGATCCTTACCGAGCATCTGGTCCGCGAGCTTCTGGGTAGCGTCCGCCTGAGTCTTCGTGCCTTTCGCCGCCACTTCTGCCGCCGCGCCAGTGTCGCGCAGCGTGCGATTCAGCGACTTCGTAATCGCGTCCGTGCTGACAGACGTCTTGGCCGCTTCCTCCATGCGCTCACGCATGGCCTTGATGCGATCGGCAATCGCGTTGATGCCAGCGGCAGTCTCAGAGCCGCCAAACATCGCTTTCCAGTCAGCCATCGACATCTGACTTGGTGACATCATCATCTTGAGCGACGCCCATCCCTGCGCCATCGCGGCCACGGACACGGCCGTGACTTCAGCGAGCTTGATGACTTCAATCGCTACGGTATTGATGACCTTGATAAACGACTGGACCAGGGCAGCCTGGTTGCCGCCCATCGCGTCTTCAATGGAGTCCGCCACGTCACCGAACGCGGCCTTAATCACTGGTGACTGGGCCACGGCAATGCCGAAGGCATCAGTCACGTTCGTGATGGACACCTTCATGCGTTGCAGGTGATCCGCCATAGTCAACTGCACGCCGCCGAGGTCTTCGACCTTCTGCTTCGCCGCCTCCATTGCCGCGTTGTAGAACGCGGTCTTCTTCTCGGTGTCCGTGAGTTGCGCCGCCGTCTTGCCAAGGCTTGCTGCGTACTTGTCGTTGGCCTCTCCAACCTTCACGCTCAGGCCAAGGTTGTCGAGGATCATCGGAGACGAGCGCCCGAGCGCAATCATCAAGTCGTCGAGCGACTTGTTCGGCCCTTGGCCCATCGCTTTGCCGAGCACCACGGCCGCCTGCGCCATCGTGCCCATCGACTGCGACGTAATCGGCAGGCCAAGGAGAATCCCCTTGTTCGCCGCCGCCATGATCTCGAGGTCGGTGATCAGCCCCTTCGTAGCCGTGCGCGTCGTGGAGAGAATGGCGTCTTCGGTTTCGCCGATGCTACGCGCAAGACTGGAGAACGCCGCTGCTGTTCCGGCGAGCTTGATGCCGTTCGCCGTGACTTCGACCAGCATCGCGCCGAGCTTCTTCACGGCGTCGTACGCCATGTGCCCGATGAACGTGCCCATCGCGGTCCCCACTGCAATGGCCCCGGCCGTGAGCCGCTTGCTCAGGCTGTCGTCTACTTGCTTGGTCGCCTCCTGGAGTTTCAGCAGATGCGCCGGGGCTTGCTGCCCGAGCGCGCGGTAATGATCGAGCGCCTCCGTGACCGCCTTATTGACCTTGACCTGATCGCCAGCAGTCAGCGCAGACGCGCCGCCAATCGCCTCTACCGCCTTGGCATACTCGTTCGCCCGCCGGATCTCGTTCGTCCCGAGGAAGTCCTTGACCAGCGAATTGATAGCCCGCTGCCGTGGCTCCAGATCCTTCTGCAGCGCCGCGCCGAGTTTCTTGACGTCGCCCGAAGCATCCGCCATCGCCCGCGTGAACTCGGACGTGTCGGCCGATAGAATGGCCCGGAGTACGCCAACGGTCGCGTTATTTGCCACGCTGCGTCGTCCTCACGATCCGATTCCGATCCATCGGTTTCACCTTGGTCCCAGCCCTCGCCGCGATCATCTGCAAGACCGCCCGTGCCTTGTCGCGCCGCGTGTGCGGGTCGATCTTGGCCGTCGTCCGATTCAGCAACGCAGACAACTTCGGCATACGCTTCTTGTTCATCGTCTCGACGTAGATCCGAACGACCTGATACGCGAGCACCGTGTCCCGCTCGTGCCGGTCATTCGCTCGCAGCCGAGCCGCGGCGAACTCCTGAAACAACTCCCGAATCGTCAGCCGGAAAAACAGGCTCCGGCTGAGTCCGATCCGCCGTGCCGCCAAGAGGAGATCGCGCCAGTCGTCGCTCTCCCCCTTCGGCGCTACGCCAAAGGGACGCCACCGCCGAGCGCTTCAAGGTCGCGCGGGTCCGGCTTGGCTTGGCCCGTGAGCTCCACGAGCACCTCGGCCAACTTCTCCACCCCTCCGATCTCGTCGATGAGTTCGCCAGCGCGAACTACCGTCACGTCCGGATGCTTGTCTTGGAACGACGCCCAGAAGAACGATCGGAAGTGCTTGACCGATCCCAGCGCCGCCTCCAGCACGACTTCCTTGAACCGCTTGCCCTCCAACTGCTCCAGGGCAATCTGCGCGGCTGTGGTCATGCGGAGCGTGTAGGTGGTGTCTCCGATGGTGAGTGGTATCCCATCCACCGGAGACACAGGCCGCCCCCGTTTACTCTTTTTCGCCATCACCTATCCCCCGACTACGGCAGGTCGAACGCCTGGCTCGGCTGGATGATGAGCGTGTATTCCAGCGTCGATTCGGTGTCCAGGTTGTTGAGGTGGAACGCCTTGATGTAGCCGCGAATGTCCACCTCTTCCGCCGGAGACGCCGTCGGCAAGCGCACGACGAAGTTGCGGAGCACGCCGTCCTCAGCCAGTGTCGGGAGCCCGCCCGAGGCGAACGCACCCGCGCCGCCGCCGGCCGTCGAGTGGCTCCACTCGGTCGGGATGTAGATCCCGGTGACGGTGAAGACTGACGAGTCCCGCATGCCGGGTCCGTGTTCCTGGTGGCGGTCAGGGCTCCGCATGTGCGTGGTGAGCCGGTCGGCGAACTCCGTCACCGGCCACTGGATGCTCCGCACGCCGGCCACCGCGTCAAACCCTTCCGGGCTGGCGCCGTCGCCCACCAGCACCTCGGTCCCGTAGCCGAAGACCGAGCCTTCAGCCGCGTAATACGTTCCCTCTCGTTCAGACATGGTCCCTGTCTCCCTCTGGTCGAAAACTCGTCACGCCACAAAAGAAAAGGCCGCTCCGCACGCCTGACAGTCCGGTCAGGTCGTACAGAGCGGCCTTTCTCTGTGGCCTTGTCGGTGCCTCACGCGCGCCGGCCTGGCGCGTTTTCGGGAGCTACCCTAGTGAGTCCGTCTCAAGCTCGTTAGATCACTGCGTGCCCTCGAACTGCACGTTGAAGAACCGCCTCACCACGTATTGCTGCAATTCATCAGGGTCAAAACCCTCACTAAACCCAAGCGCAGGAAGCACCGCGTGGACGACAATCCCAGACGCCGTGCCCTTCCATCCCTTCAGGCCAGTGGCATTCGGCCCCAATCCGTTTCCCTGCACCGCCGCATCCACCGCCAGCGCACCAGCCCGACTCAGCGCCCGCGAGTTCACTTGAATCGTGGCGCTAAACACATCCGGCCCCCTGGTGTGCATGCGCTCAACTTGGCTCGCAATGAACACCAGGATCGCTGGCAATTCCGGCTTCTGAGGCCACTTAGGGCCGGCCCACACGCTCGTACCCACCAGCGTTGTTACTGGCGAGAGCGACAACAGGCGTGCTCGCATCGCCGTGTCGATCGTCACAGGCCACGTCCCGTCTGGCTAGACCCGCCGCCGGGGGCGCTCCGAAGGGCATCCCACAGGCGGCTCCTGATAATGGCAATCGCGCCGGCCACGCCTTGATCAAACGCAGGCCTAGCGAACGGCTGCGCCCCATGACGAGATGTGCCAAACTCCTGAAACAAGGCGTAGAACGATGCCCCGATCGTCCGTGTGCCGCCCGTTCGCGTCTTGACGGTGTACGCCCCTCGCAACAGCCGAGCTGGACCAACCGCGACCGCGGCCTCCTGATCGCCTACCTTCGCACCATCAAACTTGGTCACGTTCGAGATGACCATGTTGTCAGCGAGGTCTGGGGCGCCGGGTGCACGCGGAGCGAGCGACCCCATCATCTGGCGCATCGGTTCGGCCCCTTCTGTGAGTGCCTGGCGCAACACCTTCTTGTTGACGCGCGTCGGGCAGTCCCTGATCGCCTTCGCCAACTGGTCGCCGCCAGTAACCGTCAGATCAACCTTCACGAAACGGTTCCTCCAGTCAGCGTCAACAGCTCAATCCCGTCACGCCGGCCCAGCAACTCCGCGCCTACGATGTCGCGCACCTGGCTCCGATAGACCAGCCGGCGCAACTTCCGCACGTCCACAAGCTCAGGATCGAGATCGGCCCGGTAGCCAATCCTCCACCGCTCGTCATACGGGGCGCTCATCTGCTGCGCCGTGAACCGCTCACGCCCACCGATGTCCACCCGCTGCGCCCACACCGTCACGAGATCCGTCCACTCGCCGATCTCAGTCGGAGCACCGGACGCATCCGCCGCGTCAGCTGCCGGCCGCGTCTGGACTGTCACCCGCCGATCTCTCGCGCCCGCATCGACAAACATTAGCCAGCCGCCGATGGGTCGCGATACGACCAGAAAATGCGCTGCGCCGTAATGACATTCGGCGTCACGCCCACGCCCACACCCACCGCCGCGCTCCCGCGCGACTCATACAAGTCCTTGATCACCAGCAACCGAGCCTGATTCAGAAGCGCCGGCACGTCCACCGCTTCAGGGCTCACGGAGCTATCGACGTAGCCACAGCGGAACGTCACCTGCACCGCGTCTGGTCGCGCGGCCGTCTCCGGCCAACTTTCTCCGTCGGCCAGTTCGATCAACCCGCGCCCTGCTTCAGGCCCGAACGTCGTCGTCACGCGGTAGACGCTCGTCGCCAATGTCTGCAACGCCCCGTCCTCGTCGTAGTACTGAATCGACGTCACCTCAATCAGCGGCGGAAACGGCGGCTCGATACACCACGGGAAGCCGCGCAGCACCAACTTCCATGTCTCAGGCAGGATCCGGCGCTGCGTCTCGCGCTGCGCCATATCGAGAGACGCTTCGATCAGCGTGTTGATGTAGTCGTTCTCGACGTTGCCACTCGTCACGCGGAGATGGTTGTCGCGCACCGACTCGAGCGTCAGCGGATCGTCCGCGCTGTCGTATTTCGTCACCCGACGCGGCGGGCCAGAAAGCCAGTCCTGCCAACTCATGCGGCCACCTCCGCTTGGGTCACGCCCCACGAGTCGCGCACCCACCCGAGCTTCTGCGCCCGCACGCCCCACGGATCGTGCGCGCCGTGGAAGACCACAAGGCGCGCATCCTCCGGCAACTTGCCGCCGTTCGCGTCCAAGTGGTTGCGGAAGCTGTAGACGCCATCGCGCGTCGTCCACTTCGCTTCCTTCGGCCCGAGCACGTAACTAATCCACGCCTGATCGGATCCGTGATGCCCAGCTGACCGCGCGAGTCGCGGGCTCTTTTCGGGATCGAACACTTCCCATACGTGACGCCTCGCGCCAGTCGTCATCAGCAGGAGTGAGCCGTTATAGTGCGTGTTCGGGTTCGTATCGCCCCAGAGCACAATGTCCTCGGTCCGATCCACCAGCGGCCGGATATCCGCCGTGATGACAATGTCCAAGTCCAGCGCCATGAACCGATCACCCACGATGGGCTTGATCTCCGTCGAGAACAGCCGCAGTCGTCGATAGCAACTAGGGTTCGTGCCGCCATGCGGGCTGGGCACATGAGAGAAGTCAGTCGGCACCGGGAGCACCTTCACCGCCGAGTCAATCCCTACTGGATCGTCCGTGAAGCACACCAGTGTGTGCGGGCGTGGGTAGTGTCGCTGCAACCCAGCCGCGAGCGCGTTCACCGTCTGCGCCGAATAGCTCGAGCGGTATCCCTTGACCGGCGTCCACTTGTGCGTCACGAACGTGCGGCAGTAGTCGCTCATACCGCCACCTCCGTCCAAGGGAACGTGAGCCGCTTTGGAACGTAGGAGACCCCCAACTCACGAATGCGCGCCTTGATCTGGTCCCGCCGCTCGCGGTCGCTCGGCTCTTTGCGCGTGTAAGTCGTCGTGCAGGCGTCCGCGATCACTGTCTCTGGATAGAGCACCGCCACTTCGGGCATCACGAAGATGTGCCGCGCCCACTGATCGACGCGGTTTCTGAACTGCCCATCGGTCCCGTACACTCCAGAGAAGCGCTCGTCGTAGCCGCCGATCCGGTTCAGGAACATATGGCGCGTCATGATCCAGGTGTTCGGATGCGGATGCGTGGGCTCAAGGTTCGGCGCGATCACGCGCGACAACCGATATGCGTGCATGTCGTCGAGCTTGCCGCGCATGAGCCGGCGCCATGTGTCCTCTGGAATGACGTGATCGATGTCCGTCATCAGGAGCCACTCGGTCGTCGCCTTCTCGGCGCCAAGGTTGCGGCAGAAGAGCCAGTTCCACCGAACATCCACGCCCGCGCGGAACAGCCGGAAGGACGCGAGCGCTTTCGCCGTCTCGGGTTCCACGTGGGCTGCGGCCGGCGCATTCGGGGAGCCGTCGTCCACCACGACGACATGGAGCGCCTCACGGACGTCCGCGCCGAAACTGCGCCACACGCGCTGCTGCTCGCGGAACATCGATGGATTTTCATAGTAGGGAAGGACAAGCGTGAAGGCTCTGTACGTCATGCCTCGCACCACTGGCTTCCTGAGCACACCCTATAGATGTGTGCGCGTGTCACTCCGAACGCACTAGAAAGGCTTGCGGGCGACTCGCCTGCGTGCCGCCTTGTCTTGATCGACGCCACAGCCTCAAATGTTAGCTTTCGATCTGGCCTATTGCGAAGGTTGTCAGCCATCGTCACCCAGCGACAGTTATCCGGCTGATACCCTTTGTCGTTGTCGATTCTGTCGAGAGTCAAGCGGTCCGAGTAGTTATTGACCTTCGCCCACGCCGCGAACGCCTCGAAGACCATCCACTCAGTACAGACCGTGATGCCTCGCGCAACGTAGTATTTAATCGCCGCCGGATTCTTTGATGAGGCGTCACAGCGCCCTCGCATCGATGTCCACTCTTTGTAGAGTCGGCTGCGAGCCATGCCGTGCTTCGTCGAGCCGCACTGGCGACACTTGCGCGGCAACTCTCTGCGCCAAATAGACAGCCTTGTCCAATTCTTCGGCGTAGGTATCTCCTTGCCGCACTCAGAGCAGGACAGCGCCACAGTCATGCCTGCACCCACGCGAATGACGGGATCGGATCAGCCGCCAGAATGAACACGGGCGCGATGCCTCGGTCCTTCACGAACCGATCCACCGCCGCCTTGACTTGGATGTACGGTCGCTCAGGTCGCCAGATGTAGTCGTGACCAGAGACGATCCCGCCGACGCGCACCTTGTGCACCCACGCCTCGAGGTCTTGCCGTACGAACGCCTCGCCGTGGTTGGCGTCGATATACACGAAGTCCAGTGAGCCGTCCGGCACGGAGGCCGCGGCTTTCACCGAGGCGTCGCGGACAATCGTGGTGCGATACTGCGACAACACCGACACGGCCTCCGCGTAAGCCGCGTCGAGCGCGTCCTGCCTGTTTCTCGAGTCGCCGTAGGCATCATAGGTGGTCCACAGATCCACGCACAGCATGTGCAGCGCGGGGTTGTCCTTGCAGAGCCGCGCGGACCACTTGCCCTTCCAGACGCCAATCTCCGCGCCCTTCATGAACCCAAGAGAGGCGCAGAGCCGTGAAAGCTCCGCTCGGCCAGCCTGAACCGTGACCGGCGACTTCGCCTCTGGACTGGCCCCAAACGCCGCGCGGAGCGTGGAGAGCGTCGTCATGCCGCCACCCACACGCCCATGCCAGGGCATCCGTGCACATACTGCGACCTGAAGTCAGCCGAGATGCGCTGGTCGATCGCGTCGCCCGTGTCTCTGCGGAACGCCTGGTCGTAGCTGTGCACGAGTTCGCCGGACCCGATCGGAGAATCGTGCTGCGCGACCACGCGCACGTTGGGCTGCGCGAGACACCAGGCCCGCAACTCGGCCGCGAGCGCTCCCTTGGGGCCGTCAATGAACACGCCGAGTGGTTCGTCGCTGTGGGCGGACACGTGCGTCGGCACCAGTGCCATCCCGTCGCCGACAACGACGTCAGCGAGATCGGCCGGTATGTATTCGGACCGCGCCTCCACCGACGTCACTCGCCCCGGCCAGATCGCCCGAAAGACGCGCGTGGATACGCCGTGGTAGACGCCGGACTCCACAATGCGCGTCACGCCGCGCTCAAGGCACAGCGCCACGAACAGGTAGAGTTCAGAAAAGAACGCCCCGCGATGGTGATACGGAAGCCCGGCCGTCTGTGCCTGAAATTCAGCTGGCGTCATGAGGCAATCACCAGATCGGGCCGGTACTTGCCCTGTTGCGGCACGAGGAATGCGGACTCCGTCTTCGGCTTCTGGAAGACGCCACGAATCAACGCGCCGCGGGTCATGGGCTTGCGATCCATCCACAACACCGCGTAGCCATTCGCTGCCGCGATGTCCCGAAATAGGCACTCGTTCGTGAGATAGAAGCAGTGCTTCTCGTAGCCCAATGTAGGACGGTCAAACGCGATGAACCCGCTCGGCTTGGTGAGGCCGTGCAGCGTGCGCCACACTTGCGCCTGATCGAAGATGTGCTCTCCGGTCCCGAGATCCGTTACGAGATCGAAAGGCTCGAGCACCACGGGCTTGTTGAGGTCGGCCATCATCGTGCCATCGCCGTTCCCGTCAATGGACACGTAGCGCCCACAGCCGCGTTCGAGATACCAGCTCTTGGCTTTACGGTTCTCATCCTTGGCCCCCCACGAGATGCCCTGGTCGCCCAGCTCACAGACCGAGAAGCCCTTCGGCAGCGGCAGGGACGCGATGGCGGCGGCGACTTCTTTCTGGAGGCCCATTACTGCCACCCACCCCAGAGCGGCTCAAACCACGGCCACTGCTCAGCCGCGAGATGGTTCTTCGGCTTCTTGACAAACACGACCTTGGCCTCATCCGGCCACGGCGGTTGCACTTGGCTGATACGCGGGAACCACGTCAACGGCAGCACCGGCCCACCGGGATAGCGGTCGCTCATCCAGTCGTCACAGCCGTAGTAGTGATCAGCCAGCGCAGGCGTCCACTCGTAATAGAGATCCGAGACGGCGCCCACGTCGAACACGATCACGCTGCCCTGATGCTTCTGGCAGACGACGCGCCCATCCTTCATGCCGCGCACGGGATCGCCGTCACCATCTCCAAACACGTCCGCCGCGCAAATGAACGCCTGTGGCGCATCCACAATCGGGTCAAGAGGAGCCACGACGAGCGTATCCAGGTCGAGATACAGCACGCGGCCAGACAACCCGATCTCTGGGTTGAATAGGTGGACCTTGTGCCAGAACGCCTGTTTCACCTGGAACGTCGGCACATGAATCGCTTCGATCCCCGCCGCCTGCACAGACTTGGGCTGGTCTGTGAGACACACAAACCGGAACGGCCGCGCGAGATACTTCCGCGCCATGCGCTCGAGCCGCACGACGTAGTCCAGCGTGTAGGGATAGTTCCCTTTGACGAAGACGCAGGCGACCGTCATGCGCCCTCCCGCGACGTCAGGAGCACCGACAACTCACGCGCAATCTTCTCGCCAGGACGCGCCGGCCCTGGGATCACCGTGAACCCAGACGCCGCGAACGTCTCGATCCACCAATCCGACGACTCGACAATCAGGTGCGCGTTCCGCCCATCGGCCAGCACGTGCTTCGCCGTCTTCAGCGAGACGACAGCAAACACCGCCTTCCGCGCCAACAGCTTCAGATGGGCGAGCACGGCGCCCAGCCGATCTCGCTCCACGTGCTCGAGCACGTCGGTGCACACCACGAGATCCGCGAAGATCGGGATACCGTCCTTACCAGCGATGGCCGGGTCGTACTCGTCAATGCGGATCGTCGGCCCACAGAGCGGCTTGAGCGCCCGCTTGAGCGTCCCTTGCCCGCAGCCATAGTCGAGCACCGACGTCGCGCCCAGTTCGGCCACGTAGTCACAGACCGACTTCGCCCACTTATCGCCGTGCTGCCCATAGGTGCGCTGCGCGTGGAGCTGACGCTGGAGTTCGAGATAGGCCGGAGAGATCAGGGCGCCGATGCTGATCACAGGTACGCCTCCAGCGGCGCCCGCTCGAACGCCGTCACCGCCGTCGTGGGCGAACAGTTGATAACTCTCAGCCCCTTGCGCGCGCAATCCTTCGCGAGTTGCGGCAGCGGCGCCATGTGGCCCGTGAAGTGTGACTGCGGGATCTGCGGCATCGGGTGGGGCAGTTCGCCGTTGAACCAGCGACCGCCACGCATGTCGTACCCGAGCAACACCACTTCTGCCGCGCCGAAGTGATACGCCAGATTGATCGCACTCGTGCCCGTGTCGTAGCCGCACACCATCGTCGGGTCGTCCGACAGCGTCGTGTGATCCTTCTGGCGCCCAACGCGCTTCACTTCGGCCGGCAACTCCGGGCAGGACTTCCCGCGCACCGCCATGTGCGTTCCCTTGAATGGCGGGATCAGCGGTAGCATCAAGTCCACCATCGACTCGCCACCGAACCACAGCAGATCCGCATCTGGGCGGAGGAGCACCGACTGCTTGACCGCGATCACGCGCCCCTTGAGTTGCGGGATGAGATGCCGTTGCGCCCGCACGCTCTCGCCGCCGCAGATAATGAAACAGCGCTCGCCGTCCCACTCGCGCGGCACCGACCACCGCGGGGGCGGAACCCACCCAGCCGCGACGGCTCTCTGGAAGGCTGTGCGCCGCCACAGCCCGCTCACTGGAGCACCTTGTCGGCCTCGGTGCGAACGGTCGCGTCCTCGCCTCGTAGCCGCTTCTTGAAGAACATCCCCACGTGGCCTAGGTCGATGGCGTGCACGCCCTTCTTGCAGAGATCCACAGCCATCACCGTGGCCGTGGGGCCGAGACACAAGAGCACCCGATCTGGCGTGCCAATCTCGGCCATGATCGCGTCATAGTCGGCCCAGGCGTTCTGCGGCTTACAGAGCACTTCATGGACCGACCGCGCACCCATCGTGATCAGGAACTCTTTCGTGAGCGACTTCTGCGCCCCGCGCACGAGCGTGACGTCGCGGTCGAGCCAGAGTGATTGCACAAGCGCCCAGTACTCGTCCGTGTTGATCCACGGCGCCGAGTCTGGCCGCGAGATGAACGCGCTGCCGTAGGTTTTCGAGAGGTTCAGATAGCGGACATACGGCGCGTACCGATCCCAATGCAGCGCCTTCGGGCCGCGGTCATGGATGTTCGGAATCCCCACGAGGCAGTCACCGGAGTTGAGCAGGATCGCGCGCAGCCGCGCCGTGAGCGCGTGGTCAGCCGTCTGCGGCTTGATGTTCACCGCATGCGCCGCTTGCCGCAGTTCGCCGTCACCGTACCGCGCTAGGCTCGCTCCAGCCAGCACGCGCTGGAGCGTCTCGACTTCCGACAAAACTCGGGGGTACGTCACGCCGCCCCCCATCGCGGCACGCACCGGCTGATCCAGTTCGCATGCCCGCCTTCAGGCCCACCCAAGTGGAACAGATACAGGTCGCTCCGCATCTCGAGCCGTGGGAACTTCTCGAACACGTGAATGTCGTACTTCGCGGCCGAGCCGTAGGAGCCGAACCGAAAACCTGGGAAGTAGCGGAACAGTTGCGCGTAGCCCACCGGGCGCCCGCCCGAGTTCTTCATGCGCTTGTACGCGCTCAGGGTGCGCCCGTTGCGATGCGCGGCGAGGTCCTTCGGTGTGGCGCACTCGTACCGCCACCATCCAGCCATCGTGCTTTTGGGAATGTCCTTCTCGGCTGGCAGCTTTCCGAACGGGTAGACGTCCGCGTTGAGGCTCAGGCAGAGTTCGCTGTCCTCTGGTGTCTCACGAAGCCCAGGAATAAACCCGAACGCCTCATCGAGCCCGAACGGCATGTTGAATGTCGGCGGGTTCGCCCCGCGGTGGATCGCGGCGTCCACGCGCGACCAGGCGTCTGTCACCCACGTCGTAACACCGTTCGCTGCACACACGTCCTGCGTCTCAGTGTCCGCTGGCGATGTCGCCACACCAAGGACATCTCCAAGCATGCGCTTCCACGCCGGCAGCGTCTCAGCCAGGAAGTCGCCGCAGTTGACGCTCGTGATGATGGCTCTCATACGAACGCCTCGTGCTTGCGCGAAGAAAACACTGGGGCCAAGACGGTGTTGACCGCATTCAGGCGGCACATCGCGCGGCACTGCTTGAAGTCCGTCCACTGACCGGGATGCCGCTGCCAGATGGCCGCAAAGGACTCGGTGCGAAGGTCGCCCAACTCTGAGCCTGTGAGGCCGCGCCGGTTCGGGCAGACCCACACGCGCCCGTCAGGCGTGATCTGCGTCACCATCCGAATGCCGTAACACGCCTGGTAGGTGTGGCCGGTCCAGTCGCGGTATTGCACAAACCGCGCAGGGTCCACTTCGACGTCCGGCTCGTCCGCTAACGCCTCGAGCGTGGGGAGCGCATCTGTGACCCAGGCCCGACTGCCGGCAATGGCTGAGAAGTCGCCCGGCTCCGTTTCAATCGTGGGGCGGAAGGTCGCATAGGACGCACCGAGCGACCGCGCGAGCGCCAGCATCTCAGCCGTGCGCATCCAGTTCTCCGCGTGGAGCAGGAACGACACGCCTACCACCGCAGGCCCGCCGCTGATGCGCCGAATCCCCGCGCACGCCTCCTCGAACCGTGACGCCGGCACGCCCTTCTCAGCCGCGTAGGTCTCGCCGTCTGGGCAATCGAGCGAGACGACGACCCACGTGAACGCCCACTTCACGCGCTCCGCACGCTCCGCTGGCAAGTGGCCGCCGAGCGTATACATGCCCAACGCGAACCCGTGGGCCATCGCGGCATCCACAATCTCGTCAAACTTCGGGTGCAGCGTCGGCTCGCCGCCGCCGCTGAGCACGAGCCCTTCGACGCCACACGTCCGCATGTCCGACAACGCGCGCAGCGTGACGTCGAGATTGGCGAGCACGCCGGTCTCTTCGTACGACAGCGGCTTCGTTGCCTTTGCCGCCCACGGCCCAGCCACATGGGTGTGCGCGAAATGACACGACTGGCACCCCAGCGAACAGCGGTTGCAGAGGTCGAG